GTCTGCGGACTGGGACTTCGGCTCTGCCGTTCTTCTCTTGCCACCTGTCGGCGTAGCCGCATAGGGGGTCTGGGGGTCTTCCCCCAGAATGTAACTTATAGTCAATATCTCTTGTATAGGATTTATGATCTCATAGAAAACTATGAGGGGTTTAAGATTGCGTCTTTACGGCGGTTGGGCTACGCTTCGGGAATTGCAACAATGGTGCGAATGACGGCGTGCGGGCGTTGAATCTCAACAATGCCGCCACGAATGCGAACTGGAACATCGGCTCTGCCGTTACTCTATCCGTAATCTGTGACAGGGTAAACAACTATGAACCAAAAGCGATCTTGAATCCTACACCGCTGACGGTTGAGACACCGTTTATCCGCTATTAGTAGTTTGGGGAGTGGAAATGAATCCGACACAGGCACGGCGGCACAGGTGGTCGAACCCGCCGCCGTGAGGAGATAGAAGAAAAATATCACCATAGGAGTACTGTCGGGAATGAAACAGTACAAGTATCTGTATCGAAAGATGCTTGACGAGAAGAATGTACGCAAGGCGTACACGCTGCTTCGGAAAGGCAAGACAAAGAGAAAGGAAATCCAATATATAGACGCTCACCTTGACGAAGAGGTGAAAGCGATGATCGAGACTATAAGGAACACAAGACCGGGCAAGGTGGAGCATCCAGAACTTGCCTTCGTGCCGTCCAAGAAAGAACCCCGTTTAATCCGGGAGAAGGGCAAGGTACGGAAAATCTATATGCCGGAAATGCGAGAACAATGGTTACATCATATCATCGTTCTGATATTAGAGCCGATCATAACGGCAACGGCGTATCCCTATTCTTGCGGCTCGTTTCCGGGGCGTGGCGCACACTACGCAAAGAAACGGCTTGCGTCATGGATTAGGGAAGGCAAGGGAATAAGGAACTTCGCAAAGATAGACATAAGGCACTTTTACGACAGCATACGGCTTGACATACTCATGAGGGAACTTGCGATCAGGATAAAGGATGATTGGTTTCTGTATGTCATAAGGGTGTGTCTGTCAGGTTTCAAGAAAGGAATCCCGTTAGGTTTCTATATCAGCCAATGGCTTGCGAATTACCTGTTAGAACCATTAGACCACTATATCACAAAAACGCTGGGCTTCGAGAAGATGGAGCGGTACATGGACGATATCGTGATAATGGATGATAACAAGAAACGATTGCACGGTGCGATCATAGACATAGCAAGATTCATCGGCCGGAGGTTTCGCCTAAAGCTCAAAAGGACATGGCAAGTCTGCCGGTTTCATTACATCAGAAAGAACGGCAGCGTAACGGGCAGGGCGATAGATTACATGGGATTCATATTTTACCGTAACCGGGTAACGATACGGAAAAGAATAATGCTTGCCACTACACGGCTTGCGGCAAAGCTGCGCAAGGAAAAGGAAGTAGGCAGAGGTTACTACAGAAAGCACATCGAGGCGATGTTGTCCTATATGGGCTGGTATTCCTACAGCGATACATATAACTGCTATCTGAAGTACATCAAGCCGTGTGTGGATATAGGCAGGCTAAAAGATATCATATCCAAACTTGACAGGAGGAAAGATCATGAAGGAATGGAAACAGGAAATTTGTGCAACGCAGCCTGACGAATTGCAGTTGATAAGCCCGGACACCTACATCGAGAGGCGTAACATTGAAGAGGTCGAGCATGAGGCTGACGAGACAACCGGCATGGAAGCTTACACCGATTGGAAGTGCGAGAGCCGGGAAATCAGCGTGTCAGAGTATCAGATGCTCAAAAGCATCGAGGCGATCGACACCGCCGAGGCTATCGACAGTTACACATTACAACTGATGGAGGAGGGTCTGTTATGAGCGAATATGTAAAGAGCCTGAAAAGACTGTACGACAAACACCGCATAACCAAAGAGGATGTTGCGGAGCGTGTAGAAAGCGGGAAGATCACCGCAAACGACTATGAGTACATCATAGGAGAACCGTATGGCGGATGATCTGAAAGACTTGAAATACGAACTGTTCGAGGCGCAGAGCAAGATCATACAGCTACAGAAGGAAGTCATAGATGAATTGTTCCTGATAATCATGCTGCATGGCGATATCACGGATGATGACACGGCAGCGGCAGTAGCAAAGATCAATGAGGCGGCGCAGTTAAGAGCAGAACATCAACTATAGGAGGTGGTGGATATGGTTTCGGAAGCTGTAATTGTTGCGGGAATATCATTGGCCGGAACATTGCTCGGTACTTTCGGGGGCATAATGGCGAGTAATCGCCTAACGGTTTACAGAATCGAACAACTTGAAAAGAAGGTCGAAAAGCACAATAACATCGTTGAGCGTGTGTTCAGGCTTGAAGACAACGACAAACTGCTTGAACAGAGGATTGGAACGCTCGAAGCGAAGGAGGCGTAATATGGCAAAGAATCTTACATCTAAAAGCTGGTGGAAAGCTGCTGCAAAGAGAGCACTTCGCACGGTTGGTCAGACTCTCGCCGGTCAGATACCGGCAGGGTTTATAATCACACCCACCATGATACAGAACGCGAACTGGTCATACCTTGATATTGTGCTTGCGTGGCTTGCGACGGGCATAGTGGCCGGAATAATGTCGTTATGCACATCACTCGGCGGACTGCCTGAAGTCAAGGAATGTAGAAAGGCGTAACATATGGATAATAAAGCAATTCAGATTGTTAGCAATTATATCGCTGCTCATTTAGACAAGAGCGATAATATACCTGATTACGATGTATATATCGTCTGGAAGGCAAAGGCTTTGCAGAACTGGAAATATCTTATATCGTCAACATTACTTGATGGAATGTATTATGAACTTACATATAATGGCGATAAGTCAGAATGGTATCTTGACGCATATAAGAAATTCGAGAATCAGGTGATACCTGAAATGTAAAGGACGGTGATCTAATGAGTAAAAAGATATCCGACTTTGTAAAATACCTTGAAAACGAGGTAGACATACACAGTATTTATGTTCTGTCAGGACAGGGCGAGACGATATGCAACATCCTTCCCGATCTGACAAGTAAGGAAACTACAGACAGGGTAGACCAGATACTCACGCTGATATCACAGAACCTCAAACAGTATTCCAGAATCGGAAAATTTGACATGATGACTTCTCACGCCTTTGATTGTTCAGGGTTGGGAACATATTATTTCATTCTGAATGATCTGTTGGATTACGACACCACCGCCGATGGCTTGTACAAGCTGTGCAAGCCGATAGATTCAAGCGAACTGAAGGCGGGCGATATGGTATTCCAGCAGGGCGAGAAAACCGTAGAGGAAAAGGATGCGAACGGGAAAGTAGTTAAGAAAACCGTCAAATATATGCATCATGTCGGCTATTATGTCGGCAATGGATATGTGATTGAGGCGAAAGGCCGCAAGTGGGGCGTTGTAAAAACCGCATTCAAAGGCGGTGGCTGGACACATTGCGGCCGTCCGAAATGGTGGAGCGATGAAAAGGCACTCACTCGCATGCTGAAATATGTTGAAGGCGATCTCATGACCGGGGATGATGTCAAGATGGTACAGGAACAGCTTGTAACAATGGGCTATAACTGCGGCAAGATTGATGGCATATTCGGCAAGAAAACGAGGGATGCCGTTAAAGCACTACAGCAGGATAACGACATTGAACCGGCATCCGGGAATGTCGGAAAGAAAACCTGTAAAGTGCTTGATATAGTTTGGAAGGGATAACAAAAGCCTCCGGGGCGCACGATCATACTCGTGCAGCTTCGGAGGTGTTTTTGTTAATTCCGATTATCTGTTCGGTAATATTTCGGCGAATTGTGCCGATATATGTTTCACAGAGTTTTCAACTGAATAGCAATAGTGCGACAGGCAGAACGGAACGGATGTAACCGTTATGCCGGTATATCGGGAGAGGAGGATAATATGGCAAAAGAATCTCGCACTTACAAACAATTAACCTATACAGACAGGCTGCGTATAGAAAAATGGCATACACAGGGAGAAAAGCCAACAGTCATAGCTTCAAAACTGCGTGTGAACAAATCAACCATATACCGTGAATTAAAACGGGGAGAGTACGAAAGGCTGGATGGTAGCACATGGGAAATGAAGAGATCATACAGTGCGGATATAGCACAGGATAAATTTGAAAAACACAAATCTGATAAGGGTCCAGAATTGAAGATCGGAAAAGATAAAGAATATGCCGATTTCATAGAGAAGATCATCATAGAAAATGGTTACAGCCCCGCCGCCGCTATAGCCGTAGCAAAAGAACAGGGATTCACTACAGTAGTATCCATCCCGACACTTTACAGCTATATCGAGAAAGGCGTATTTCTAAACCTCACTTCAAGGCAACTGCCGAGACATGGTAACAAAAAGCAAAAATACAAGACCGTTGAACGGAAAAAGCCGAGCAAAGCTCCGGCCGGAGAAAGCATCGAGAAACGCCCGGAAGAAATAAAGACAAGGGAAACCTTCGGACATTGGGAAGGCGATACCGTTTATTCCGGGAAGGGCAAACAGAAAAGTAAAAACGCCTTGCTAACCATGACAGAAAGAAAGACAAGGAAAGAGATCATAGTAGGGATACCGAACAGACAAGCCGATACGGTCGTTAAGGCAATAGACGCTATCGAGAAGGAATGGGGAGCAGACAATTTTAGAAAGATATTTCAGACGATCACATTTGACAACGGTACAGAGTTTGCAGCGGCAGATCAATTAGAAAAGTCCTGCATCAACCACAATGAACAGAGAACGAAGGTTTACTTTGCACACCCTTACAGTAGTTTCGAGAGGGGAACGAACGAGGTACAGAACGGCATGATTCGCCGTAAGCATCCCAAAGGTACGGACTTTAATCATGTGACGGATGAAGAGTTAAAGGCTACGGAGGAATGGATGAACAACTACCCCCGGCGGATATTGGGGTATAGCACGAGCAATAAAGCCTTCGATGCCGAACTTATAAAATTGGGGATTGCGGTATAAACGATCACGCCATGTATTATTTCTATAATATTTTCACTTATACAACAACCGAATATGAATAAAACACAGGCAGACGGCGGATTACAAGCGAACTGTCTTTTAGTCATGCAATCGTTCTTTGTATATTCTGTACAAAAACGGTTGTTTAATTTTGTTCAATATTTTAAGAAAATGGTTGCAAAAAATACTTGACTTTGCGATGCTGAAATTATAAAATAAGTGCGACAAAGTTAAACAAGACTTTTCGCCGCATAAGTTCCATAACGCAAAGTGCGTTGAAAGTTAATTGACTTTCGGCGCACTTTTTTTATTTGCGGAAATTTCAGAATCAAGATCAAGAGAGGCATAACAGGATGGTAACGCTGCAAGAGTTTATCGCACTTACGGACAACAACAGAAACCTGAAACTCATAGAGGGAGACAGTAACGAACCTATATTTGTAGGATTCTCGTTTTTACTGACCGACTATGAGCCGGGATTATGGGAGCGAGTAAAGGGATATATCGTGCAGCGTTTTGTTTGTACCGAGGAAATCAGAAGAAAGGATTGGAAAGAGGCAAGGCTTACGCCTCCACTTCAGCCGTACCAGACAGCAGATTATGAATTTACTGATATGAGGATGACGCTGTATTACGAGGTACATATTAAAAAGGGCGAAAGCCCGGAAAGGAGAAACGATGGGATGGATGGTTTATGAGGAAAGAAAACAGATCGAGAAGCTGTATTCTGAAGGAAACAGCATAGCGGAAATCGCCAAAGCACTGAACAAACAGAGAGCCACAGTGTACAGGGAATTAGAAAGAGGATACACGGGCGAAATGGACGGAAACGGCAGAGCCGGATACAGTGCCGAGGTTGCGCAGAAAAGAACATTTGAAATGAGAATGAGCAGCAGAACAGCAGCAGTTGAGAAGGCGGTATAGGAGGGCTACTTATGAAAAAAGAATTAAAGCAGTATATGGCATCAATCATTCTGGGTGTAGTTTTGAAAATCATCATGATGGCGGCATGGTTGGGGATATTTGTGACGGCGGCAGCGATGTTTTACAATCAGCCGATCATATTGTGCCTTATGGCGATGGTTGGTGAGGCGTTTATATTCTCACAGACATATAAATATGTGGGCGAGTGTGACGCTATCACGGAAGAACATTACAGATACAGAAAGATACGGCGGCAGCAGACAAAGAAACTGAAAGCGGAAGTAATACGGCTGATGAATGAGCCGGCGATCTTCAAAGAGCATCAGAGATTAAAGAGGGAGGCATAAAGTGAGATACGATTCAGAACTAAAGGCGGCATATCCGGGTCCTTATAAAGGTTTCCTGATGATTAAGTGTGAGAAATGCGGAAAGGTAAAAGGTTTTTGTGCAAAGCGTGATCTATATGAGTTCAGGTGTGAATGTGGGAGCGAAACACAGATAGAAAATTTGATACCCATGTATATGAACTGTCCGAATTGCGGAGGGCGTTTCAAGTACAGGACAAATATCAGAGACAAGAAACTGACAAGGAAATGCCTATCATGCGACAGTCCGATAGACCTGATCTTAAACAAAAATGAAACGGCATATACCACGGAAGGGGATAGACCGCCGAGAGGTAGATAGTTATGTATATGTGTGAAGCCGAGATTTGCAGTATGTACAACAATGCCATGCACAAGAAAAGGCAAATAAGGATTCTGGCTGATCTTAATCTGTGCGAGAGTAGCGAGATCGTGAAAGTATTACAGGCAAACGGCATAAGGGTTGAGGGGAGCAAGAAGGATAACGGGAGAACAACGAGAGGACATTTAAGGAAAATGGCGGACAAAAATAATTATAAGACCATAAATTTGGGCTCAAAGGCGGCGAACATTCCGAAGGCGATCATGGACGGCTCAAAGAAGATGAAAGAGCAGAACAAGCCCACACAAGATACAGCGGAGGAAATGCCGGACATTGTACGACAGGCTCTATATGAAAAGATAGAACAGCTTGAAAACCTGATAGCCGAGAGAACGAGAGAAAAAGAACTACTCGAACAGGAGATCAAGGACAGGGAAAAGGATTATGTAACTATCTGTAGCTATTTAGGGGCTAATGTTCCAGACGGATACGCCATGTTTATAGGAGGGGCTGTATCGTGAACGAGAATAAAAAGACGATAATAACCCCGATTGCTTCGGTATTAACTGTCATTTTGTTAATTGTGCTGGCAATCATGATGGTTTCCGAAATCAAAGCCGAGGCAGCAGTAATACCCGGGGAACTTATACCGGGCGTAAAGCTGAAACATTATGTGATGATTGACGGCGATAAACCGCTTGCAGGATTCTCGAAAATACGAAAAGAAGTTGTAGACAAGGGCGCAAAGCTACCAGAACAGACGGATATCGAACTGCTCGCAGAGGTTATGTATTGGGAGAATTGGAATACTGACCCAGAACACGAGGCGGCACGGCTGACAGGTGCGGTTGTACTTAATAGGGTTAAGTCTGAAGATTGGCCGGATACTATCGAAAAAGTGCTATATCAGAAAGGGCAGTACAGCACTACAGGGAAATTCTATAGTAAGACGATTCCAGATGAATGTTACGAGATGGCCGCAAACCTGATTAAGTACGGCACAGACGATGTGCCGGAAACGGTTGTATATCAGAGCATGAGGATACAGGGTAGCGGTGTATGGCGCAAGGTGGAAACTGATTACTTTTGTTATAAGTGAGGCATTATGAAGGGAATGTTGGTAGAGTGCGCCGATTGCGGCTATACCTACAGTTTTAATTTTGACAAGACAGCGGAAGAGATCGAGGCGCAAGCTAACGAATTTATACAAAAAGGCTGGAGGCATAGCAGTAATCGCAGCGGTTTTATATGTCCGGGATGCCAGAACGGCACAAGCGATAAATTTTATCAGGATGGATTCTACCAGATATACGCCGGCAAAGCCAAGGTTGATAACAAGACGAAGAGCTATGCCGTACTGATGCAAGACATATCATGTCAGCTGCAATACTTTAATGATCTGGACTGCGGATAATATCAAGACCAAGACAGGAGGAAAGAATGAGCGTAAAACCGATTTTATTCAACGGCGAGATGGTACGGGCTATCCTTGAAGGCAGAAAGACGGTAACGAGGCGATTGATAAGACCGAGATACAAGCCTGATGAATGCGGGTTCCAAGTCGTTACAAGATGTGATACGGGCGAGAGAATATATGTAGAAAAATACGATGAATGGGAAGTTGGTTTTGAAAATCCGAGATATGTTAATCCACCATATCAGGTAGGGGATACTCTGTATGTGAGAGAAACATGGCGGCCGTATAAAGACGGATATCTTTATAAAGCCACTTGTAACGATGATTGGGATGGTTTATGGAAACCATCAATCCATATGCCAAAGGACGCAGCCCGGATATGGTTAAGGGTTAAAGAGGTAAGGATTGAGAAACTGCAAGAGATCACAAAAAAACAGGCCGGAGCAGAGGGCGTAAGTTACGAAACCGATAACAGCGGATTAATGCGGATAAGTCAGTTTATAAAGCTATGGAACAGCACACTTGCCGCTGACGATCTCGAAGAGTACGGATGGAAAGCTAATCCGTGGGTATGGGTAATCGAGTTTGAAAGATGCGAAAAGCCGGGGGTAAGAAATGAAATTACATGACTTTTAACAAGTGGATAACATTCATCCCAACGATTGAAGTACACATAGATAATCCTATGTATATGGAGAAGAATATAGCCTTAATACTAAATATATTTATTTGGCATTTTAGGTGGTTGTTTATCAAGGAGAGAGCGAATGACCAGACTTGAAGAAAATGGAATAGTTGTTAACGAAATAACTAAAAGAGCGGAACGCAATCCGACGGGGACTTATGAAGAACTGGTAATATTTCAGCTTGGCGCAATCGCTACAATGCTTGCCGATATATCTAAAAGCCTTGCTATCTTTGCTGACAGGTTAGAAAGTGAGGAAGTATGAGATACAGATTACAGGTCAAGGAAACGGTAGCCCAACCCAACATATTAGGCAATCACAGCTTCCCTGTATATACATATCGCTGGAAAGACATATATGCGAGTGACAGCAAGGCAGAGTTAGAGAAAATTATGCCAAAAGGAAACGAATACAGAATTGAAGATACAAGGTCATATGAGACAGAAAGCGAGGATGAAGGATGATCTACTGTAATTGTGACAGTTGCGAGTATTACGATGATGGAGCTTGCGCAAAGGATGATATAACGATTTCTGACGATCAAATGACAGGTGCGGGATTTGTGCCGCTTTGTACTGATTATGTCGAGATTAACCCCAGAGATTACGAAGGAGAGACAGAACAGGAATAAGTTCAAGATCAAGAGAGGTGCGTTATGGGATTAAAGACAAAGATAGAATGGTGCGATGCAAGCTGGAATCCCGTTACCGGGTGCAAGCATGGCTGTAATTATTGCTATGCAAGACGGATAGCGGAGCGGTTCAGCGGATATGACAGCGTGACATTGAAACAGGAGGCTTCACTGCTTCTTGACAAGGCACTTGAAAAGCCGGAAATTGTTGAGACACGGGATAAACTTTATTTCGAGAAATGGAGCAGAAAAGACGAGGACGGCAAGCCTACAGCAGATGCAAAGCTGATAAAAGCCCCGTATCCTTTTGGATTTACGCCGACATTTCACAAAGACAGATTACAGCAATTACAGAAATGGGTTAAGCCGAAAGTGATTTTTGTCTGTTCGATGGCTGATTTGTTCGGGGATTGGGTGCCGGACAGCTGGATTGATGAAGTGTTCGAGGCTTGCAGGAAAAGCCCACAACACACATATCTATTTTTGACAAAGAACCCGGAACGGTTATGCCGGTTGGCGGATGATGATAGGCTGCCGAATTGGAGAAATGTATGGTGGGGCAGCAGTCTTGACAATAAAAAGGCGAGGCGTTATCCCGGCCGCTTCAGAGATCATACATTCTTGTCGATTGAGCCGTTGCGAGAGTACATGGATGTAGGTTTAGGCAGTTTCGGGAGTGCTGAATGGATAATCATTGGAGCGGAAACAGGGAACAGCAAGAACAAGATCACGCCGGACAAGGCATGGGTTGATAATATCTGCGAGGCGGCAAACATAACACAGGCAGCAGTATTTATGAAAGATAGTTTAATCCCGGTAGTAGGTGAGGAAAATATGCGCCGTGAGTTTCCGTGGGATATGCCATGGTGGAAGGGGTGAGCCGATGGCACGATTGAGTAAAGAGGAACTTGCAAGATACGGCGGTGCTAATTGGCTGCTTGAATACGCCAAGAAATACGGACTTGACGAGGCAGAGACAGAGCTTGAACGCCGGGGAATTAAAGGAATCCCGATAGGCGTTAAGCAGTCCGATCTTGATAAATGGTGCGAGGAAGAAAAGAGCAACACAATAGCGACAATAACGATGATGGCGGCGTGTACAGTACAGGACGAGATAGGCGAGTATTTCAAACTTTCAGAACAGGAAACAAAAGAATTGGTAAAGCGGTTTATAGGGCGGTTTAACGACAAAACGGAAGTATTGATGTACGGTTTTGCGAATTGGAAGGATTATCAGGCACAATTACTTGACGAGCTGGGCGTTGATATAGGACTGCCGGAAGTGTTCTTTAAGGACATCAGATGCGGAGGTGGTAGTCAATGACAATACATTGTATGTTTGAACAGTCCGGCACTTTCAAGAAAGAATTTCAAAAGCTGGGATACAAGGCACTTGATTATGACATCTTGAATGATTACGGGCAGACAGACAGGGTAATTGATCTGTTTGCCGAAATTGAGCGGGGGGGCAGAACTTACCTTCCGTATTCGATGAAATAGCAAGTGATGATCTTATATTGGCGTTCTTTCCTTGTACGAGGTTCGAGGCAAAGATACCGCTGGCGTTTCGAGGCGAGATGTACCAACAGAAGAATTGGAACGACAGCCAAAAGCTGAATTACGCCATGCAGATGCATGAGGAATTGCACAGAAACTATATGCTGATAAGCAAATTGGTATTGATCGCAATCAGAAACGGCTTGCAGTTGGTGATAGAAAATCCGTATACACAGCCACATTATCTAACCTGTTATTGGTGCATCAAGCCCAAGATCATAGACAAGGACAGGCGGCAGAATGGCGATTATATGAAAAAACC